ATGAATATTGATAAATACAAATTACGTGTAGCCCAAAGTAAAGCTGGAATTGCTTTATTTCTCACGGACGAGGACGGATGGAGCGAAGCAAACGAAACATTAAAAACAGCATACGGAGTACAGCATGAACGCAAAGCAGAAACACATAAAACATCAGATATTCGCACTATTGCGAGAGTCTGAAATGACAAATGAGCAAATCGACGACTTAGTTTTTCAATGGAAAATGAAAGTGTCTATGGAGCGCACAAACCTCATTCAGCATGAAATTAACACACGCAAGGAGCGCGCGTTTACCTAAGGAGGCTCTATGTTAACGAATACATACGGACTCAGAAACGACTGGTACGAACGCCAAATGGAACGAGAAGCGTTTGTTAATTCTCAGGAAGATAAAATATCAGTTGATGAGGTTATGGATAGCCTGCCCGAAGAACTGTTATGTATGGATTTAGCAAGGAAGTTAAATCCTGTATTTGAAATTAGTCCCCAAGCACTGGATGCGGTTTTAGCCGGAATTAGAACAGCTATTCAGATCGGGATAGATAAAGAGGTTTTAGGATGAAGCCCGGTATCTATTACGACATTTCAAATGAGGACTATCACCATGGATTAGGGATCAGTAAATCTCAGTTGGATTTAATAAGCAAAATGCCAGCCGAATATATTTGGAGCAAGGAAGCTCCTGTTGATGAAGAAAAAATAAAGGCATTGGATTTCGGGACTGCTATCCATTGTCTTTTGTTAGAACCAGATGAATACAGTAAGCGATACAAGATAGGCCCTGATGTAAATCGTAGAACAAACGCAGGGAAGCAAGAGGAAAAGGAATTTCTCGAAATGTGTGAAAAGGAAGGTATCACACCTATTACTCATGGCGATAACAGGAAGTTAATGCTCATGAGAGATAGTGCAATGGCGCACCCTATCGCAAGATGGTGCTTAGAAGCTAACGGAGTAGCTGAAAGTAGCATTTATTGGAATGATGAAGATACGGATATTCTTTGTCGTTGCAGGCCAGATAAACTCATTCAAGAGCACCACTGGATTATTGATGTAAAAAGCTCTGCCGATATTCAGCGATTCGATCGCTCCATGTACGAATATCGTTACCACGTACAGGACTCTTTTTATTCAGATGGATATAAATCATTAACAGGCGAAGCTCCTGTCTTTGTCTTTCTTGTTGTAAGCACGACTATCGACTGCGGTAGATACCCCGTTAGAGTTTTCAATTTAGACCAACAAGCAAAAGATATTGGTCGAACAACCTACAAACAAAATTTAAGAACGTATGCAGAATGCCTAAAAACGGACGAATGGGCAGGCATACGCACATTATCACTGCCCTACTGGGCTAAGGAATTAAGGGATGAGTAACCCACCATTAGCTCAAGCTGACTTGCAAAAAACACAAGGTACAAAGGTAAAAGAAAAAACCAAAGATCAGTTGTTGGTTGAGTGTATCAATAAACCAAGTATGAAAGCTCAGCTAGCAGCCGCACTTCCTCGTCATATGACGCCGGATAGAATGATCCGAATAGTGTCAACGGAAATCAGAAAAACACCAGAATTAGCCAACTGTGATATGCAAAGTTTTATCGGAGCTGTTGTGCAGTGTTCACAATTGGGATTGGAGCCGGGTAACGCACTTGGTCATGCATACCTGCTCCCGTTTGGAAATGGAAAATCCAAGTCAGGACAATCAAATGTGCAGTTAATTATTGGTTATCGAGGGATGATTGATCTAGCTCGTCGTTCAGGCCAGATAGTAAGCATTTCAGCCAGAACAGTGAGGCAGGGCGATAGCTTCCATTTTGAGTATGGATTGAATGAAAACTTAACGCACATACCGGGTGAAAATGAAGACTCGCCCATTACACACGTTTACGCTGTCGCAAGGTTGAAAGATGGCGGTGTCCAGTTTGAAGTTATGACGCATAACCAAATTGAGAAAGTCAGAGCATTAAGCAAGGCCAGTCAAAATGGACCTTGGGTTTCTCACTGGGAAGAAATGGCGAAGAAAACCGTTATCCGTCGCTTGTTTAAATACCTACCCGTCTCTATCGAAATGCAAAAAGCGGTCATTTTAGACGAAAAGGCAGAGGCTAATGTCGATCAGGAAAACGCCTCAGTATTTGAAGGTGAGTTTGAGGAGGTAGGTACTGATGGCAATTAACACAATAACAGTAAGTGGAAACTTAGGCAAAGATTGCGAACAGCGATGGACGCCAAATGGTAAAGCGGTTGCATCTTTTAGCTTGCCAGTGAAACAAGGTTACGGAGAACACGAAAAAGTATCTTGGGTTATCTGCAAGATGTTTGGTTCTAAAGCTGAAAAGCTACCTCCGCACCTAACCAAAGGAATAAAGGTTATGGTAACTGGTGAGTTCGTCATGGAAGAATGGACAAGCCAGAACGGTGAGAAAAAATCAGCGCCAGTAATTATCGTTGATCAATTAGATTTTGGCGGTAACAGTGGCAATCAGGCAGGAAGCCAGAAGTCACAGTCTCAAGGATGGGGACAACCACAGCAACCGCAAGCACAGAGTAGTCAGCCACCAATGGATTTCGATGACTCTGATATCCCGTTTTGACCACCCTACCCGTTTAACCAAAGAATATAACCATTACTCAGTGCAAGGATGCAAACAGGAGATAGATATGACAGATAAACTCAAAGAAGAAAATGAAAAGTTGAAAGAAGTGCTTTTTGCTGGCGCTTTCTTAATGGCTAAAGCGGTTCATAAATATGATTTCGGCGTTGGAATGGAAGAGCAAGCCACCGACTTTATGAAGGACGCAGAGGAACTTACAGGTAATAAGCTACCAAAGTTCGCATGATAATTTAACTCGCAGGGATGCAATGAAGAGGAATGAATATGAAAGACAGAATCAAGTTTAACGATGTAATGCTAAAGGCTGTCATAGATGGCAGAAAAACGCAGACACGCAGGCCGATTAAACCACAACCAAAAGTAACCGAAGATGGGTTACGCTATCTTAGCGCATGGCAAGGTGGTTACACACTATCAGAGCAAGTATGCGCAGCATGGCGGCATGGATTTGTTGATGTTGATTGCCCGTATGGTGAGATTGGCGACATTATCAACATTGCAAACAAGGACGGTAATATCAAAGGGAAAATTGAAATTACTGATATTTGGTTGCAGCAAGTAAATGATATCAGCGAAAGCGATGCCAAAGCCGAAGGGCTCGATAGGAAATTGAACTCATGCACGTCTGAATTCGCCGCTGTATGGATTAGCATATACGGAATTGATAGCTGGATGAATAAAGATTGGGTATGGGTTATTGAGTTTCACTATATAAAAAAGTAAAGTCATGACAACGTAATCCTGAAAAATATTTATCAATATCATGGAAAATAAACATATAAAATCTTATCGAAAACTATTTTCACATACGCCTTATATGCGAAAAAAGATCGACCTACTTGCCGATGAAAATTATAGAAACAAGGAGTACAATTTTTATTTTATATCATCAGCATCCTTATCAATAATTTCAGCAACTTTTTTTATAGGAATGCTAAGTTTTAATTTTAAATCGGCTGGAGTAATTGAGTTAATAGAAATATATTTATCAATATTTTCATTTTCCATGTCTCTTTCATTAAATTCATTTTTTCTTTTCTCATTATTTATATCATCTAGTAATGAGCTTGATAAAGTAGAAACAATAATAATTTTCAAGTATAGAATTTTTGGTATGTTTAAATTTCTATCATTTACATTTCCGTTTATTGGAATGTTTTTTCTAATATCATATTTCAGTTTTTTAATTGCCTTTTTCTCATTGATAAGTTTTTTTGTTATGAATTATTGTTATGATAAATTAACAAAGAAGGCAAAAAGAAGAGCTAATGAAATTTAAAAACCATCACCCTGCACTAGCAGGGTTTTTTATACCTAAAATTCAGAGTAACAATTCATGCAATTAATTGAATATGTATTACTCATGCTAATACAGGGTTCTACTGTACCTGTAACGGAAGATATATACACGCAATCGGAATACAATAAACGTGCTGAATATTTAATGTCAGTAAGGAATGTTAAAGTTGTTTGTGGAGAGGTATGGAATGAAAGATAAATATTATGCTAGCTTAGAAAATTACAAAGATTGTATTGAGATTGAACCTACAACAAAAGATTGCTTTGTTTTAAATACTCCATCTTGGAATATAGATGTGTCAAAACAAGACTTAATTGACATCAGAAATACTATTAATGAAATACTATTAATGAAATACTAGGAGATGATAATGAATAAATACACCGAACTCTCTGACTTCGAGATTAATAAAAAGGTCTATGAATTGATATTCATTAGCGATGAGTACGAAGTGGAATCCAGCCTATTCGGGCATGTAACTGTCAATGATGAAATATACGACCCATGCAATAACCCATCAGACGCAATGCCGATTATTATTGAAAATAAAATAGGGTTATCACCAATGTACCATTCTAATAAATGGACAGCTGACTGCCTTGATTATGACTTCATGTCAGTAAATAAAAACCCATACCGTGGCGCTATGGAAGTTTTTTTAATGATGAAGGATACGGAGAATAATCAATGAAACGAATTACATTATCAGAATGGAATAATAAATATTTCGCTAACCCTAGAAGTCAACGGCAATTATCTCGCTATATAAAGGAAGGTAGGTTATACCCTGCTCCAGAAAAGGTTGGTAGAGAATATGAGTTAGAGCAGTGGACAATTCTAACAAATGACAAAATGGTAAGGGAACCGCAATATTTAATGGAGAAAATTAATGGGCAGAAGCAGAAGTGCAAAGAACAAGGGTTTACCGCCTAACTTGTATTTGCGTAAAGGGATTTACTATTACAGGGATGTAAGAACTAAAAAGGAATTTTCTGTTGGCTCAAACAAATCATTAGCAATAACCGAAGCCATACAAGCCAATTTGGCTATTTATAAACCTAAAGAGTCATTAGTTGACAGAATTAATAATGTTCACTGTGTAACATTGCATGAGTGGCTTGATACTTATAGGGAGAAAGTAAACAACAGGGGGTTAAAAGAGAAGACGCTCTACGATTACGAATCAAGAATAAAGTTAATCAAATTACACTTTAATGACTGTCCAATTGAGAATGTAACACCAAGAGATGTAGCCACATTTATTTCAGAGTACCCTAAAAAGGCAATGGCAAAATTACTAAGGTCCACCATGCTAGATGCCTTTAATGAAGCTATTGCGGATGGTGTGATAAAGGAAAATCCCGTTTCCGTGACAAAGCCACCAAAAACAAGTGTTCAGCGATCAAGGTTATCACTAGAAGAGTTTAAATACGCCTTGGAGCACACAAATGACAAATATAGGCATATGTTCCTATTGGCGATACTTACAACTCAACGTATTAGCGATATTATCAATATGAAGTGGGATGATATAAAAAATGATAGGCTGTATGTCACTCAAATAAAAACAGGTTCTAAAGTAGCAATACCACTCTCATTAAGACTGGAGTCTATTAGTTATTCTATTAAAGATGTTTTAAATCTCATGAATAGGAGCTCAGATAAAATCTGTGGCAATACCACAGCAAAAACATTAAGAGGTAAGTTTATCGAAGCCCTACCTGAGTATTTAGAGAATAAACCAACATTTCATGAAATTAGAAGTTTATCTGCAAGATTATATGAAGAAGAAAAAAGTGCTGAGTTTGCAAAGAAAATACTTGGCCACAAATCTATGAGAATGACAGATAAATACCTTGATGATAGAGGTAATGGCTACGTTGAATTGTGA